AGAAGATTTCCGCCAGCAAAGTAAACCCAGACCCCAGAATGATCCAGTTCAGAGACGCTAAATTCTGTGTGGCTGTAGCGGCTTACCTTAAGCCCATTGAGGAGCACTTGTATGCCCTCAAAATCAAACATCCCAATATGAGTGGAACGAGACTCATTGGGAAAGGACTCAATCAAGTTGATCGAGCCAAACTCTACATGGAGAAACTTGAACATTTCGACGAGCCAGTCACCCTGAGCTTGGATGCTTCAAGATTCGACCAGCATGTTTCTGCAAAACTCCTGAAGGAAGAACATTCTGTGTACACCTACTGTTGTCCCGATCCGTTCCTGGCAAAGCTGCTCAAGGAACAATTGGTCAACAAGGTTCGCACCAAAGGAGGTTTTGTGTATGTAGTGAACGGTAAGAGGATGTCCGGTGATATGAACACGGCATTAGGCAATTGCATTCTTATGTTAGCAATGGTGTTGTCTTTTGCGATCCCTCTTAACATTAAGTTCGACATACTTGATGATGGAGACGATTGTCTCCTCATCATAGAGAAGGCGAACTTGGAACTGGTGAAGAACCTAGCCAAGCCAGCTTTCCTTGAGTTTGGTCAAGAGATAAAGTTGGAAGGGGTGTCTTATAAACCCCACACAACTACTTGGTGTCAGAGCAATCCAATCAACTGTGCTTACGGTTGGAAGTTTGTTCGAGACCCCATTAAGGTAATGAGCAACTCTTTGATAAGTGGGAAGTGGTATATCCCCAAAGAGTCGGTAAAAAGAGGACACCTAGCTGCCATCGCCCAATGCGAGATGGTCCTAAATTCAGGTGTCCCAGTTCTTCACGAGTACGCGAAAGCACTCCTGAGGAATGCTGGAGATGCTGTTCCCCGATTTGAAGAGGGGACAGGTGAATACATCAAGTACATACGAGAAATGAAGTTCTATCGTTTCCGAGATGTGCATGATCAGCCCATTTCTGACGAAGCGCGCACTCAGTTCTCTGATGCCTTCGGAATCTCTATAGAGAGACAATTAGAAATGGAAGAGAGACTCCAAGAGTGGAACATCAACTTCTCAAACATGAGCTACCAACCAGGTGAACGCGATCCTGATACCTGGTCCATTGTTCGTGAGGAGTGGACTGAATTCTACTAGCTCTATAAATGGGGTTATGTGAGGACGAAAGTTGGCCCAAAACGGTGCTTATTAAGCTCAATAGTTCCGTGCTAACCAAAATGCCGAGAGACTGCACGGCGCCCTACGCTCACATTAATGTACAGTCCTTTGAGTTGTGACAAAGGATCCCATGTCATCACAACAAAAATCTGCCCAAGCTGGAGTGCGTAAGAGTCGCTCCAAGCCCAAGAAAGCTAACTCTAACAAGCAACGAGCCCAAGTCCCAAACCTTAACGTGGTTGTTAAGGCACCCGTTGCTACTTCCAATGTTCGACGCAATCCCCGCCCACGCACCCAGTCCTTGGGGCGAAGTGGGGACATCCGTGTCCGCCACCGAGAATACATAGCTGACCTAAATGGATCAATAGCCTTCGCATTGACCAGCTATGCTGTAAACCCTGGTCTAGAAACTCTGTTTCCCTGGCTTTCATCAATTGCCCACAATTATGAATCCTACAGCTTCGACTCACTTCGATTCCTGTACGAAACAGAAGCCCCAAGCTCCACCGCTGGAACCGTGCTCCTAGCATTAGACTACGACGCGAGTGATCCTGCCCCTGAGAACAAGAGTCAAGCGATGTCCTATCGCAACTCTGTACGTTCTGCACCATGGGCCAAGGTTCAACACCAGTCAGACAAAGAGGACCTCTCCAAGAGAAAGTCCTACTACACCAGACGAGGTTTAGCCCCTGCCAACACCGACATCAAACTCTATGATGTTGGCAACTTCTTCGCGTGCACACAAGGCATGGCCGGCGCCACCGCTGTCGGAGAACTGTATGTCGAGTACGATGTGAGGTTGATGACCCCACAGCTCACTTCAGCCTCCCTCGGAGATTCTCTCTATGCAACCTTCACCGGTTCAGTGAACTCCGCGCCATTTGCCACCGCAGCAACCTCGAAC